TTTTTTTTTTTTTTTGGAACAACAAGCATTGCCAAAGCTACCTTGCGATTCGTGGTGTAACCACACTACGCCCCCTCGCTCCTGCAATGGTCCTTCCTACCTTTCATAAATATATAGTACTTGTAATATGTTGGTGGAAAATCCACTCTATCACAAAAGCTTCATAAAAGGTGGTGTTACCACACTGAAACTAAAGAGAACATATTATATTACTATATAAAACTATTCAGTGACGCGAGATGCTAACTGTGGCCAGTTTACCTGACCTTTACTGCGGAGGGCCCATTCCAAGCAATGTGTGCATGTTCTGGTTCACATCCCTAGCAGTGTGCCTTTCAGTATTCTCGCTGGTTGTTGCAATATTGCCATCAAGTCCAAACAACTTGTTGTTAACATTGCTGAGAGCTGCTGCCTTCATCTGTGCTATTGCTTCCCTTGCCCGATCTGTTGTCTTAGATGTAACTTCATAGAAGTCGAAAGCATAGCGAGCTAGATTTTTATCTCTCAAATTTCTTAGAAGACCATACCTAGGCATGTATGGTTTCTCAGCATTTCTCATTTCAATATAGGCTTCAGCTGCCTCTGAAAAATGATGCATGATTTGTCTCAAAGTTGGCTTAGCATTCTCTACCATTGGTTTCAGTGGATATTCAACTTGCTCATCCCCATCCATCATAATCCATGTTCCATTGATATCAGGAGAAGTTCCATTGTCAATGCACCAAACCATGAAACCATTCATCACGATTGCCATCTGCCCATCATCAAGTTCATATTCCTGTTTCACTGCATTATACCATGCTTCAAACTGACTACGAGATGCTCTCGTATTGAAAAGTTCTATCTGCTCTGGCTTGTATTCCAACAAATGGTTTAAATCTAATATCATTTTCCCTTTCACCATGGGCAGATTCATTTTCTTTGTGATCTTTTGAAGCCGTGGTACAATTCTTCCTTTTGAGCCTGCATCCACATCCTTATCCTTTGCACTTATTACGGCCTTATTCCTGTGGTCATTCTTCTCTTCCTTGCCCTTATCCTTCTTTGTCTTTGAATCCGATCCTGCATCTAACTCTGGTTGCTTTTCTTCTAATGACTGTAGATGCACTGTATCACCACAACCAACCGCATGATCAAAGTCGAGCACCTCTAAATACTTCATCAGCTCTTCCATAGCAACATGCTTATTTGTGTACAGTTTTCTCAAAGCTGATTCTGCTATGTATGGTGCTTTTCCATTTGCTGCCAATTCTTTAAATTCACCTTTTTCAAGCAACCACAAGTAGAATTTACGGATTTCTTGCAATAACTCTGTGTAACCCCACGCTTCAATCATGGCTGCACAAATTGCCTCAGTTCTATGCATTATTTCCTTGCTTCTGTCCCATTCTAGAATTGACACAATTCGCTCCATCTCAAGCTTTGGCACATACATGCCATCAATCTCAACTGCATGGTGCGACATGAACCAAAGGTCTTCTCTCTGCTTTGTTCTTTCATTAAAATTGTAATTCAATCCCAACTCAGCAAAAGAGGCAGCAAAAGTGTCAAGAACCCCTAAATCTTCTTCTTTCATTGATAGCACAATGTCATCACCATTTGCAAAGAAGACCAGTCTATTTTGTATGTCTTCATCACTCCACCCAACCTTGTGGCAAGCATAGTAAACCGCTATCACAACCATAAGTGAATTATCAACTACTGTAGAAGGCTGACCACTGTTGTTGCCTCGAAACTTCTTGAAGATGGTGCCATCTGGAGCCAAAATTGGTGTATACACAATTTCTGCGTACAGATTTTCTAACATTTCCTCACCAACCCACCACTCTTCCATGAAAAATTTTCTGATTCCCAAAACAGCATTCAGGAGAAGGGGTGTTAATGAACTATCAAACTGTGATCCATCAGCATGGCAATACACCCAGCCATCAGGTAGCTTTCTCATCAACTTGTCCCATCCTCCATAAAATTTGGTCATTCCAACCGTCCATGGACAGATTAAATTGAAGTTGTAAAACTGATTATTGAAGTCATCCACACAGACCTTCGCACCTAATAATGTGTCAATTGGTGCAGCTGTAAAAGTTCTTGTTTTATTTGCAACAACTTTTTCTGTTGGTCTCAATTCAGCTTTGAGTGAACCATTCCACAGACCTTTCTTTCCGTAAAACAATCTTTCACAGCTAAGAAACAAGAGTCGCTCTTTGTCAAATTCATCCATGTCTTGTAGATAGTCCTGTTTCTTTCCTTTGTATTGTGCTCCAACTGCAGCTTTTGAATTGAGGGATGAGTATATTTCATCTGGATCAGTAACATATGTGCATTCAGCGAATCCAAACTCATTCATCATCATGATCACACCTTGAACTGCTGCTTCAAAAGATGCATGATCCACTTCATTTAGAATTACAACTTTGTTGTACTTGAAGAAATCCTTCTTGAAAGCCTCCCTGTTCAACTTACTTGGCTGATATGATCCCATTAGAGGTTTAAAGAAAGTGGCTGCTTCCTCTCTTTCGTTAAGATACTGCTCAAAGAATGGACATTTTCCTTTCACTACATGCTTTGTGACTAATGCACTCTCCGCATGTGCACATGCCTTCAAATTGCCCTCAAGTGCATCAAGAACCCAGCACTGGCTACTTTGTATCTTCACTGTGTTGGTGAATAAATCTGAGATGAGTTTTGACACTTTGAACTCTTCTTTGGGTTGATCATCTACAAGATTCAGTGAACCCCATGCTATCTTATCCGGCTGCCAAAACCAGTGTTTATCCCATGAGAGTGACTCAGCATTTCTCAGATACTTCTCTTCAAAGTCTTCACAAAATGGAACAAAGAAGTTTTTATCTGAGCAATTTGAAGCTAAACCGTGGAAACCAACTATATACCCATCATTCACAGAAACGAGTGGCAAACCACAATATCCATCCTGGGTCGTTATCCAATGAATCCAAAATGATCCAACACCTTCTGCCATGATCATTGATGACTCTGATACGGTGGCTCGAAGACTTTTCTCCTGGAAATTAGTGCCCACCATACAGACTCTTTCTTCTCTAACAGGTGGCCTGAAGAGACTCTTCTTCATGAAAGGGGGAAAATCTTTAGGCATTCGTATCAAAATTGCATCCTTCCCTTCTATGAAGTGGATTTTGATTTGAGTGGTATTTTTGATCTCAAATTCACCATGCCAGGTTCTAACATTCAGCACTCCATTGTTTCTTTTGAATAAATGCCCATTCGTGATGATATAGGAACCATACCCAATGCCGTATATGGTTTCGCAATGCCCGTCTGAAGTGTTTGTTAGTTGGCAAACCAGGCTCGCAATCCCATTGTAATCTCTTAAGCCCTTATACACTGATTTGCTTTCCACAGCAACATCTTCATTAGGCTCAGGCACTTCATTCCTTGCAATACGGGTTGGCAATCCAGTCTGTCTCAGCTCATTCTCTCTCTCTGGGAATCCAGCAATTGCATTACTGTTCTTACACAGCAGAGTGGGCCTATGAGGTGTTAGATCGACCTTTAAAACCTCTTCTGTGTTCTTTCCTATGAAATAAGCCTGAATACCTGGCATACTTCGCACTTTCTCAGTCGACAACTCATCTTGTTCTATCTTCTGTCTTCTTATTTCACCAAATTCTTCCTGAACAAGGCGGATGTCAACCCTAGGACTCTCATCCATTGTTGCACCTGTTAACGGGTCGACGAACCTAATCATGCTATAATTCTCTGGTTCCACTCCATACATATGTATAAAGTTCCTTGTTTTCCGACCCATTCCTTTTGTCTTGGTACTGCCTTTCTGTTTGCCCTTCTTTGTATATGCTTCTCCAAATGTGTGCTCCATTGTGTAATCATCAGCATACACTTCTCTCCCAACCTTCCGATCAAATGCGTCACGAAACTTAAGTTTCTGTATCATGCGCTTCTTACCTTGTGTCACAACATCCTCTTGCATTCTTTTTGTGAGGTATTCCCACATCATCCACCCACCACCAATCAGGGTTAATGTTGCCAACACAATATCATTCATGAACTTCTTTCCATCCCATTTACCTTTGAGATTTAAGAACCTACACATCTCCTCCTTGCTCTGCAGCCTCACTGCGTTTAAGACACCTAGTTCCTCAAGTGATTGCAGATTGTTAGGGTTGAAATTTATGCTTGAGAATTCAAGCAACTGTGCTTTTGCCTGCTGCAAGGTGGCTATATTCTGTTGTGTGTGATCTTTCAAGTACCTCTTCCTGATAGCTTCCGCAATGCCATTTAATGAGAAGGAATGTCCTGTGATTGCTGAGCTAATTGTATCAAAGTGGTTCTTTTTCATCATTTCTTCCCCTATGAGATGGTCTATGATGGCAATTGTTCTGGGAATGGACTTGCTATCAGTGCTCAAAGTGTAGCTGACCTTTGTTGCGTTCACACTTGTCAGACGACCGAATCCTGCATCACACTTGTATTTACAGACTGTGTCCCAAAGCATCTCAAGCACTTTATCTGGTATGCCGTGCACATAAAATGGGATTCTAGCTTTTCTGTCACAGCTCACTCTAACCCCAATTCTTTCATACTCCTCAACTGTCATCCATTGTCCAGTGAACTGATACGGTATAGCTAGCTTATTAAGAACCATTTCTGACTCTCTAAGCTTAAAAGCTTTTAGTATCCTGTGAATCTCTGGATGCATTGTGCCATCATACTTAATAAAATGCGTAGTGAAGAGTGGGGTCAGTTCAAAATTCAGTGCACTCCTTGCTTGCTTAACTGTACATTGAGACAATCCAGAGATTGATACACTTTGAGTTGTGACGGGTAAGCCATATGCAAATGATAAGAAAGCAGCTTCTGTTGCAACAAATTCTGGTATATCCTCAATGCCTTTTTCTGTATGCCCAATGCGCAAGGCGAAACCAGGTTTGTGGCGCCCAACCCTGCCAAGACGCTGAATGCGCTCACCATACGAGACAGGTTTCTTGACATAGCGCACACATCGACAATCACTATCAAGCGTTGCAACGACTTTCAGTCCAAAATCCACTACACAATCCACATCTAGTGTAACACCATTTTCTATGATGTTTGTCGCAACTATGAAATGTGGCTTTCCTTCAGTCCCCATTGTGGTTATTTCCACATTCCCCATTTGCATAGTCCTGCCATCAACTTTTGTGACCTTAAATTGCTTCTCCGTCAGTAACTTTGCCAATTGGTCAACCTCATTGTAGCTTGCAACATAAATCAGTAGGTTTGACCCATGCTGCACCATATCTGCATTTGAACCTGTACCTTGAGCCTGCACAAATTGTGAAAAAGAGAGTTGCTCTTCTACTTTCARCTTAACAGGATATTGAGTTGTAAATTCACACTCCCGCCCAGGTGGTGTTGCTGACACCTTGATCAACTTGCCCGCGAATTCAAATTCTTTCAAAGCACAATGAAAGGCTATAGCTGCACTGTCCATAACATGACACTCATCAATTATTATATATTCAAAATCTGAAAGCTGATGTGGATTATTGACATAATAGTGAAATGCGAATCCACTTGTCATCACTGTTATGTTGCTTGATCCAAACTTGCTCATTCCTCTCATCTGCAAAGTGACATTTTGATAGAAAGGCTCCTTTCCTAATTGTCTACTTACATTTTCAGCAAGTGGTCTTGTCGGTTCGCAAAGAAGAACCTTTCCTTTCTTAGCCAAATGATGTGGTAGTCCTGTTGACTTTCCAGATCCAACTGCTCCACGAACTAAGAAATCTGTATCATCAGAAATTGATATCTCATTTGCCACTTTTGCAGCTGTTTCCCTTGTGAATTCGATGAACTTACCACTACACCTATAGTGCGCAATCACTCTGTTTTGCTGCAACTGTCTATTCCACCAATCACCAAATTTGACATCAAAAGAAGTGGATGAAATTTCCTTACTAGATTCCATGTCAAAATCTATTGTTAGTTGCTTCTCTTCGTCTAGGCTGATAATCTCATCAAGACTCTGTACACGAACTTCTTCACCCATTGTCGAGAATACTGTTTTGAGTTTCCCAAGCACTTTGAAAATTGCATCACTCCTCTCAGTATCTATCACCATGGTCAACAGAGCCATAAAAGCTATTATCTTCTCAAATTGAACTTGTGTTGCTGTTTTAGCTTGCGTAGCTACTGTTTCTTTGGTCCCTATCATGTTCTCAGCTGTTGCCACCAGATCCGGTCTGACTTCTTTTAAATGTTCAAGGAATGAAGTGTGTGTTGGTGGTTGCTTTTCTCCTTTGCAGCACATTTCATATATGTGAATTATTGCTTTTTCATCCCTTTCTTGCTGCAATTTCTTGACAATGAGTTTATTGTGCCTGGCTGAATGTACAATCCCATGGATGGTTGATGTCATCTGTACAATTAATGAAAATATTATGACTACATTTACTAGGTAGATTATATCACTGTAGCACTTTCTAAGAATACCAAAGAGGCACCCTATACACTTCCTAATCACACTGTGGGAAAATCTCTCCATTGACCTGCAAATAGTATCTCTTTTGCTTCTTAGGTGTGACTTCGCACTTATGAAGCAATCGCTCACAAAGCTTTTTGATAACACGCTTTTTCCTTGCGAAGCCCTCACTGTCAAATCTTTTTCGATACTGATCGGAAACCGCTTCAATTGCCATGTTAAGGAAGATTTTTCCCACAAGCTTAAGCCTAGCCACTCCTGTCGCAAACGATTTATATACATTTTTTCAAGTTCAATGTATAGTAAATCATCTATGGTACTATACCCATTATTGACCAACTGCGCATCCGATGCCTGTTTTTCAAGGTAAATGGTCAAGAGATCTCTAGCTGGCATGTACGAATGCATTGTTTGTGGACAGTCCTTCAGCATATCGAGGAGATGTCCTGAGGCATTGCTAATCACATCTAGCTGCTCCTTAAGTGTATCACAAACTACTACCTTCCTGGTCAACTGTCCTAACAAAGCAATGATCTTTCCAACACTATAATCTCTTTGAATCCAAATGTCCATAGCTCTCTCAAGATGTTTCAATCTATACATATGGACCAACAATGATGGAGAGACCAAACCCATGAGAAGCATGTAAGGGTCATTTTGCAGTATCTGAATCATGCGTTTGGGTTTGAAAATGCTTGTAATCAATGCTGATTCACACCTCATTCTTTGTGCTGCGTCCCCACCAACTCTGTAATGTTTCATTTCACCAGTGAGGTCTTCTGCTGCAAAATGGATCAACTGGTTAATTGTTCCCGCTTTGAGCACGTGATAACCAGTTGTCAGTGAGCCAAACGAGTCTATAACATGCATGGTTTGACTTGCATGGTCGACCAATATACGAGGTAACTCTGCATTCCTCGTTTCAGGGTGGAAAACTGTAAGAATATATACAGCTGTTGCAAGATCCTGCATTGTCGGCCATGTTCCCAACATTGGTATGACCACATCTCTCACCATCTTTGTGAAATCCTTGGCTTCCTTTTCATTTACATTGACTAGCATTGCTAGAAAGATGTTGAGGTAGCAGTAACCTTCCTTTGCTATGTACATCCTTTCCTCATCTGTTTGAGGAAGATCAATATATTTGGGCTCACCAGATGTTCCCACAACTAAGTGTCTCTTGGTCGGGCTCTTAAGATCAGAATACAATGGTGTTCCATCATCAAGTGTCACACAACAACATGGGTACACAAAGTTGCCATTCTGCATTGATGTACAAGATTGGCCGATCGGCTCAAGCTTGATACTTGTTCCTTTGAGTGCAATTCGAGCGCGTTCGAGACTCAACGGTACAATTAGCGAGCCAATTGCAAGTTCCCTTTGTCCATTTGGGTTTTTCCTAATTCTATACTTGTTATACCCTTCAGTCGGTATCACTTCATCAAAGAAGTTTGAGAAAAATCTTTTTGAATGATAACCTCGCTCACCCCAAACGAAGTTGCCATTCTTGTCCAATTGATTATCACACAAGAGATTAGGGTTTAACAAGGCTTTTGATGAGCGCTTGTTCCTGAAGTTTTTGAGTGGATCTGCTTTAGACAAATTCATATGATTTTGCCACCATCGTGTCATCTCCAACAGCTGAGTCAATGCGAGATCAAGTTCTTCTTGATTGACAGATGATCCTTTCATGAGTGCTCTGTTAATGTCTTGTATTTGCAACATCGCTGTGCTCTTGTGATTGTGCGTTAAGCGTGCAATTTCCATGGATGTGGTGAGATTCATGCTCTCACTTGTTGCTCTCTCAACCAATTTCTTGACCACGTCAAGTCCAATTATGCCCCCAGCTTGATCAAAAACGTCCTTGTGACAGCCAATGTTTGCGATCAAAAATTGCTTGTACTCCCCAAAACTCAATCTTTGGATGTGCTGTCTGCATGTGTTGCAAGATAACTTGTGGACGGGGTACAAAAGTTGACTCATTATAGCAGCAAATCCTCCACAATGTGCATTATCGAAATCGACTGTGCACTTGTGGGGTTGCACATGTGGCACTAACTTGTTAAATTTTTCCCGCCATCCATTGAAGAACTGCAACTCAGGTGCATCTGAATAATGATGGACTAAAGCCATTTCATCACAGACATCTAGTGCATTGATAATCTTTCCCTTGAGTCTTCCTCTAACTACCATATGTGGTAATTTTGAGAAATTAGTGGTTATGTTTGATCTCTCATCGAATACCAGCCCACTATCACCTGGGCTAATATCTGCAGGCGAGATTTTCTTGTACCTTGCATGAGTGCATAGCATAATGAACTGCTCTGACCATTGCTCATAGTCGAGCTCTTTTTGTTTGTACACTCCTTCCTCATGAGGTAGCTTCACCTTTGGTATAACTGCCATACCCCTTTTAACATAGCGAGCTTCTAGTTTCCTTCCCCTTTTGCCTATGAATTCAATAGTAAGCCTGCGCTCCCCACTAGCCATTTGAAGAGTTGCATCCATCACCACACAGACATCAACCTTCTTTGGTGTCTTTTTCATGTGCACTGCTTTCTTGATGCTCCTCCTCCAGTATGGACTTCGGAAGCCCACACTCTGACCAGTTGCCCTAGCAATTGGCTCAATGATTGAACCAATATAACTCTTATGCTCATAGTTTCCTGCGAGGAAATCAAGTTCCTCCTTCCTTCTTTGCTCTGCACGCGTTTCACGTACAGTAGCTTGCATCTGTGTGCAGTGTCTGATACACACAGCACCATGCTTTTTCTGTTGGATGTGGCTATACTTATTGATAAGTAGCCTCTTCTGCAACTCAGAATTCCGTTGCAATGCCTCATCCATCTTTCGAATGCTGTCATTATATGCAGCTTCCATCTCTTTGCTTGCCAAACTCAACTTGTGGCTTATGCTTCTCAGTGATGGCATTTCCACTGCCATTAGTGACTTTGGTGGCACAACAGAATTTTGTGTCACTACACGCTTCTCCAGTTTCTCATGGTGATTGCGTGCCATGTTGCTCAATGGGATTTGAACAGATCCGATCATGATTGTTGCCATTATATTTGGTGCACTTGAAAGTATTATAAGAAAGTGATTAAATTTCAGAAGAACCGTAGCTTTAAGATTGCTGAGTAAACTGAGGTTGGTTTATGCGTTTGTATTCTTTGTTGTCTTGTCGAGTTG